ATTTCACCGTCTGATAGTGTAAACACCAAACTGTTGCCTTCACGCTTGAGCAAGTTCTTCTTTTCAATCAAGTCCACAAGACCTGAATGCGGGCTCATGCCTGTTGTGTAAGGAATCTTCACTTGCACGCCTTCAAAAGGTTTGGCATAGCGTGTTTTCATAACTTTACAACCTGCACGAATACCATTTACTTCTGATACTTTGTTGCCATCCTCGTCCTCTTTCAACTTCATCTTCTTCATAGCAACTACAATAGAGCTAGCGTAAATAAAGCCTTGGCCGCCGCTGATCTTATCGTCTGGATCAAACATATCTTGTGATGCGTATGTGTGATTAGTACATACCAGGCCGACGTTATAACTACCAAACATGTTTACACAGTTCCGTACTAGGGCAGTGAGAGCTTTGGGTTTTCGTCCCAAGTCGCCTTTGAGATCACCGCTATCAAACTGGTTGATGTCCGTAGGTGTCAGCAACATTCCCAAAGAGTCGATAACAAAGAGAACCTTTGGCCGTTCCCCGTCGGGCAAGGCTTTGTAATCGCTCATAAATGTCGAAATTGTTTTGGCAACGTCATCAATCATGGCCATGCTAAGTTTGAGCAGTTTGCTGTCGCTGGTGTCAACTCCAAGTGCTTTGAGCCAGTCTTCATCCAGAGCGTTTTCACTGTCAATTAACACCACAAAAATTCCTTGTTCTTGTGCATGTTTCACAATGTTGCCACTACAGATGTAGGACTTGCCTGCACCAGAGTCTCCAGCAAATACTGTGACTTTGCCCAGCGGAATACCGCGATTAAAGTCCCCGCTGATCAAATAATTCAAGGCATAGTTGCCTGTTGAGATCCAGTCTGTTGGATCGTTGAAGCCAATAGAAAGGCCGTCAATACTTTTTGTAATTTCCTTGCGAAATTTGCTTACGTCAAATGGTTTTCCCATAGATCACCTATGTATAAAGAAAGAGACACACGGGTTTCCCCGTGTGTAGTGCTAGATTATTTTGCTTGTCTAGCGCGGATCATAGCCAAAATGTCTTCGGCTTTTTGCGCTGGCTTGGCGGCTGCTACTGGAGCAGATGCTGTTGCTGGCTCTTCATCTTCCCACGCAGGTGTTTCCGCTACTGGAGCAGGTGCTGCCTTGGCTACTGGAGCAGGTGCTGCCTTAGCTGTGTCTTCTTCATCGTTTGACGATGCGCTAGAACCAGCAGGTGCTTGAACACCAGCAGGGCGGAAGTATGCACCCCAGCGTTCTGTGTCATATGGTTGACCATCAACAGATGCTTCGAACATCTCTTTGATAACTTTGAGCTCAACATCGCCGGGCTTCTTGGGCAAGAACGTGCTCAAGTCATACAAGCCGTGTGCGTCAATGGCTGCTTGTTCTGCTTCGGTAAGTGCTGACTCTTTACGTGCCCACTTGCTTCCGTTGTAGTCAGCAAAACCGCCTTTGCTGCCTTTGGTGACACGGAAGTCCAGGCCACGCATGTAGTCTGTTGGCAATTCTTCCAACTCAGGATCCATCAAGGCGCCTTTGATAGTTGTAAAGATTTGTGGGCCAATGATGAATCGGCGAATAGGATTTTCTGGAGACTTGTCGTCTGCCAGTGGGTTCTCGCGAACAAAACCTTGGAAAATGTAGCTACGCTTTTTCCAGTACTTGCGACCCATGTCTTCAAGTGATTTGTCCTTGAACCATGTACGGACTTCTGCCAAGATTGGGCAGGCCTCGTTCCACATTTCCATGCAAGGAACTTGAACCATAACTTGCTTTGAATCCATTTCACCTTTGATGCCGTTGAAAGGTAAACGAATCATTGCTCGTTCTTGCCAAAAGAAAGTGTTTTTAGAGTTTCCGTCAGGGAGGAAGCGTAATGTAGCCGATTGGCCTTCTTCCATATTCCAGTGCGGATAAATGCTGTTGTCTCCGCGCTCGGTGGATTGCCCACCTTTGTTTTCTGCTGCCTGTAAACGTGCTCTGATTTCTGCTAATGATGCCATAGTATATTCTCCTTTAAGTTGCCTATGTATGTTGCCTATCTAAATTACTTAGATCAATTGTTGCCTGTGCCACAAAAGAAAAAGCGCAAACACTGTAGTAGTATATGCGCTTTTTTCTACTGTGTCAATGTTATTTATCTCATTTGAGCAAAGCCAATGATTTTATTCTTGCCAAAAGCGAATCACTTTCTTTTGACTCGTAGTAGCTGCCTGTAATAGAGCCATTGTGGTTAATAGCATCATCCATGTTGCCTTCGCCCATTTTAGCATGTTCGACACCTTCGTGCGCCCCTCTGTTTATCACCCCACGATTCACTTTCAAAGGCTCTTTTATGCCACCAGTTTTGTATTCTCCGTACGCCTGTGCTGTAGAAAGACCGCCCATGGCGCTGTTGGCGGCAAATTCTTTGGTTGGCAACTTATTTTCGTACTCTCCGGTACCTTTTACTATAAAAGTTTCATCTGTTGGGTCGTAAAAGATTGTGAACGTATCATACACCATATATTCTTGAAAGTTTGCTGGGTCTCTTGGTTTCTTTCGAAAGATATCTAACAATCCTTCACCCACATTGCCGGCCACCGTGCCGCCCATGCTTTCCATATAGCCGCATTCAGCCAAACCATGTTCTGGGCAATACTCACCTTCCATGGTCATGTTGCAACTGCCTTCGCCAATTGTGGCACTTTGGCCTTTGATTGGTGCTTGGTATTTGATGTCGGTTTTCTTGTCGCCGGGATTAGAGATTACAGCACTACTGCCTTTTACTCCAGTGTTTACGTCTGGAGCAAACGGATCTACTTTGGCTGGAGATCCGCCGCCCATGGTTCCCAGGGCCATTGTGCCTGCTAAGGCAGCGCCAGCCAGTTTGTCTTTCCAACCTTCATTGATACCTAGTTCTTGATCAAGGCGTTGAGTAATCCATTGGTATGGATCACCGGTACGAGCCTTCATTGTACCATAGGGCATTTCGCCGCTGCTGGCGTAATAATCAAACAACGCATCGTATAGATCGTCGTCTAATTCTTCGCCTTGTTCAAAACGTTTTACTTCATTTTTAAAACGATCCAAAATGTGTTCCAGTGTTTCGCCGCTTTCGTCGATGATACGTGCTTCAACTACGGGCAAACCAGCTGCCTTGCGCATAGCATTGATTTCTTCAGACACTGATGGCACAGTGGGCGCTCCTACAGCTCTTGCCATACCAGTTATATCTCTACTAGCCGCTCCCCCGATGGGTTTAGCAACACCTTTTTGAACTAGCTGTTTGACGTAGTTTTTTAATTCTTGTGACGCAAATGTACCAGCAATGGTAATAATTCCCTTGGTCATTTCGTCGTCATCTGATTGACATTCTGCACCATCCATATTACATGCAGTTTGGAATGCAAGAGTATCATTGATTCGATAATTGGCTAGAGAAGTACTGTCTTCTGCTACTGGCTGTTGTGGAACCGGTGCTGGTGCTGCCGGTACCACAGGTGCAGTTGCACCTGTTTGTGGTTCAGCAGGATTGCCCGGTGCGCTTGGCTCAGGCATTTCAATGCCTAATTCACGAATACGGTCCATGACTTCAGTGTCGTTCCAAGCATTGGCACGTGGATCACGGTCAGCAAGTTCTTGTAGTCGATCAAACAGGATGTCATCACCAATTAGATCATACAGTTGTTCTGTTGCGTTGGTAGCATCAGGACCAACAATTAACTCTTTGGTCATTAGCGTTTTGAGTTTGTCTAACTGTTCCGGAGTTTCTGGTAAGTTCCAGGTGCCTTCACCTAGTGTGTTGATCCAGCTTTCAAAAATGTCTGCTTCTTTCATTTCTTGTCCTCTTTGCTGAATCTTGGCCAGCAGTGGTAATGCCGCTTCAATACGGCTGTCTATACTCTGTTCAATAAACAGAGTTTTGATGTTGTCCACAACACCTTCTTGTTCGCTGATCGTAGCAGGATGCCACGATTCAAAATATTTGGCATAGCCGCGGCTGGTAGCCATGTGCTTTAGATTTTCTTTGAGTGTTTGATAGTATGCCTGTGCTTCGGTGATCAATTCTTGAGTTGTGCCTTCAACTATGCGAGTGGCACTGGCCCGGTTGAAACGACTCAACACAGCAATTTCGTTCACTGTTTCAGTGATATGGCATCCACGAATGTCATAGGGCTTGCCGCCTTGACGTACATGTTCCAACATGGCTTTGCCGCCAGCCAAACTCTTGAAGCCCAGTTTGAAACGTTCGCCTTCGGCTGTTTCAATGTACATTTTGGCGATATGGCGATAACGTGCATCGCCTTCACCCAGTGGTTGACTGTGTACAATTTGCAATCTGGCTTCTGTGGGCTGACCAGCATAGCTGACTTTGCGAGTACCATAGTAGCCTTCAAACAGGCCTTCTTGAATAGCAGCCATGCCTTGCATGGTATGCTTGAGTTGACTGATATCTTGTGTGGTGTGCGTCCAACGACTTCTGACGGCTGTTTGATTTAAGTGTTCCAAAAAGTTAAAAAATTCATCTTTGTCGTTGCCTTCCATGGTACGGCCCAAATTGTCTCCGTACATGATTTTCATATCGTCGCCCACATCTAGCACAATAACCATGGTACCGTAGTTTTTGCCAGCGCCCGAAGTATAGTCAAATGTAAATGTTTTGGCGTTTTCTGCGTCTGTGGGCTTGCCCATTTTGTCCAGCATTTCGGGATGGACATTGCGGGTCGCCAGCAGATCCAGCAATTTTTGTGATAATGTGTTTGTTGTAGCCATGGTTCTGTATTTAGCCTATCATTACAATGAATGGGAAGGGTTCTACTATGTTGTCTGTGTGGTCTTTTAGGTGTGCGTCCAGCTCAGAATGATATGTTTGCAGCACCATTAACATACGTGTGACCAACAATGTAGCCATGACCAAGTCGTCAGTTTCGCCTGGTTTAGCTTGATAACTGCTGCCGTGCGCAATAAATCCTTTGAGTTCTGTCAGCAGAGGTTTGCTGTAGATTTTCATACGCCCAGATTCAATCAGCGTTTTAAACTTATTACAAGCAACAATTTTGCTTTTGTTTGTGGTTGTAAAACCTTTGCGAACTTTGTGCCCGTGTGTGCCTTGTGTTGAGTTATCGCTCAAGAAGTAGCCTTGAATGTTTTCTTCACCATATTCACGGATAGAAATCAGTGCAGCTTCGCCCAAGTTGTTATTTTATACAGAGTAGTAAATTTTTGAA